CCGCTAAAACCGACAAGCGCCGTAAACACTTGAAACGACCGCCTTTATGCGCCGACTTAGCGGACGCCTACGCCGAGTCGATCGTTAGCGGAAGCGCCGTGGCTAACCTGCGCATCGTCGATTCGTGCAAGCGTTACTTAGCCGAGCGCAAAGCGCCGGCATCGCATGAGGTGTGGTGGGACGAGCCCCGAGCTGAGGAAGCGCGAGCGTTTGCGCGCCGGTGCGGCCAGGGCGTTGAGGAGGGCGCCGGCAAACCATTGGAGTGGATGCCTTGGCAATGCATGGTGGCGATGGTGCTGCTCGCCAGGCGTCGCGTCATCGGAAAGGTGAAGACAGATACCCCAGCTACCAAGGCGCTGCTGCTAGTTGTTGCACGTGGCAACGGCAAGACGGAGTTCGCAGCGTCGATGATTATGGCGGCGATGCGCGACACCTCGACTAGCCTGGAGTTCTCATCGGTTGCGCCGGATGGTCGGTTGGCGCAGAAGACATTCGAACGCATGGCAACCATGTGCCGGACTCTGGCGCTCGATGACGTGGACAAAGACGAGGAAGGATGGAAGTCATCGGGCGGATCGACACCCGCTCACCCTGGCCGCGTCCGCCACGGCGGCAATCGGTACATATCCCTGCCCTGCAGTGACAAGGCTCTTGACGGTTTGACCACGCGCCTGGTGGTGGCGGATGAGATTTCGCGCATGCCAAAAGCCGTCGGGCGATTGCTGACCGGACTTGCCAAGTTCGCTACGTCGCAACTGTTGGCGATCACCACACCCGATCCGGAGCAGAAGACCACGCCGATTTGGGGCTATTGGCAGGCTTGCGAGGCTGCAATTAGTGACGGAACGCCCTATCCCGCAGGCTGGTGGCCCATGATTTACGGGCTAGACGCCGACGATCAGGCGTCCGATCCTGCTGTTTGGGCGAAGGCACACCCTGGTTTAGGCGTCATTGTTGACCCAACGCAGTTGCAATTAGCCGCCCAGACCATGCTAAACACCGGTGATCCGGTGCAGATTGCTGAGTTTGAGACGCAGTTGGCGTGCAGATATCACGAAATTGCAACCACTGACATTGATCTTGCGGTACTTGAGCGGCAGATGGTGGACTGCGACTGGGAGCGCCTGCGCGGGGCGCCGGCTGTGATCGGTCTTGACCTAAGCCGCGGTGGTTACGGCGCTCAGCTCGACTTAACCGCGCTCACGATCATGGTGGTCGATGGTGGCATCATTCGCGCACGCAACGTGTGCTGGTGGGCCGGCACGGACATCGCGCTCGACGAGAAGCGCTGCAAGAACCCGCTGCAAGTGTGGATTGAGGCAGGACACCTACGCCGCATGCCTGGTGAATGGCAAGATATGTCGATTGTTGAGGCTGAAATCGAGCATTTAATGGCGCTTTATGACGTCCGTAAGATCGGAGTTGATCCGCATCCAGCACAAGCGCGTGATATTCGGAGGTGGCAAGACCGCGGGTGGCCCATCGTTGCGGTCGATCAGAGCATCAGAACCATGGCGCCGGCGTGGAAACTATGGGGCGATTTGTTGAAATCCAAGCAGTTGTGCTACCAAGTTGACCCCGTTCTAGCCTCCGGACTCAACAACGTGCGTTTGATTCGCGACAACGTCGGCAACACGCGACCAGTCAAGGGACGCAGCGCCGGCAACATGGATGTCATCGTTTCCGGCAACATGGCTGCGCTGTTGATGGAGCATCACCAGGTGCGTGAGGCAACCGGACTGAGTACGAGCAGTTGTCCGATCGGGTGAAGTAAGTACTTCACCGTGAAGATATTTTGCGTTTAGGTGCCAAGTCCATAAATCGCTATTGACAGTCCTAGGCGGACTTGTTCCATGCTCTGCGTGAGCATCTTCGCCAGGTTCATGGGATTCAGAAGCGCCACGGTCGTCTACGCACGGCCGGAGCCGCTAGCCGCACCGGCTATATCGTCCCTCCCTGCGGTCGTTCGAGCGACTCAATTGATCTCGGCAGACCTTGCACGGCTACCGTTCCACGTCGTTGATAGCGACGGTCAATTGGTCGACTCGCCGATTACACAACTGATGACACGCGATGCTTCGCGCTGGCAGTCAGGTTACGAGTTCCGACGCTACATCACCGCGTGTGCCCTTGAATCGGGCAACGGTGTCGCGCTGATTCGGCGCGATAGTTCGGGCGCTGTTGCGGAACTGCAACCGATGCCGACGAACGCAATCAGTTCGGAAATGACCGAAGACGGCGTGATCTACAAGCTCGCCGGTACTACGTTGTCCTCCGACCAAGTGCTTCACCTTGGTTGCTACCCCGACCCGCTTCGCCCGGACTGGTTCATTGGGCCGATGGACGCCGCTCGCGCTGCGTTCAATCTTGCTGCAGACCAAGACGCAGCACACTCGGCGCTCATCCGCAGCGGTGGAAAAATTTCGATTTCCCACCCGGGCGCCATGTCCGATCAAACGGTTCAAGCCATCCGCGACGCCTGGCAAACCATGCACGCGACGCCCGATGGCGCATCACGCCCGCTGATCCTGCGCGAAGGCATGAAGGCTGAGAAGATCAGCGAGAGCACAAGCAATGTGCTTGAATCGCGCCGATTCTCCATTCAGGAAGTCGCTCGCGCCTTCGGAATTCCTCCGGAAATGCTGTATCAGCAGGGTGGCGGCGCTCTCGCATCGCAATCGGAAACCGCTCGCGCCTACGTTGACGGCGCACTTGCCCAATGGGTGAGCGCGTGGGAGTCGGAGATCACGCGCAAACTCTGCAGGCCCGGTGAGCATGCACGTCTTGACGTGGACGTCCTGCTACGCGGAAACATGCGGGACGCCGGTATGGCTTTGTCCAAACTGGTGCTCGCCGGGATTATGTCCGGCAACGACGCACGGCACCGGCTCGGCTTGCCTCCACAAGAGGGGCTCGACGATGCCAAGGTTTCCATGCCTGGCGGCATGAGCGCAGTCCAGGGCGACAACGCCGGCGAAGGCAACATGGGGGACGAAAATGCTTGAGATTCGTACAGCCAAACTAGCCATGACCGGCGACAAGATTGGCGGCTACGCCTCGGTCTATGACGCCCCAAGCCACCCGCTGACCATCCGTGGCATCAATGGCGGCAAGCCATTTACCGAACGTGTGGCCCGCGGCGCGTTTGATTCGTCGCTGGGCAACAACATCTCCCTGCTTGTCGGTCACGATTCGCGCGATCTACTTGCCAACACCAAGAGCGGACTGCTGCAACTGCGCAGCGACCAACACGGTCTCGCCTTCGAAGTGACCCTACCAGACACCCAGCTCGCCCGGTCAACGAGGTCGCTCGTAGACGCCGGCGTCTTGTCTGAGATGTCGTTCGGTTTCCAAATCATCGCCGACAGTTGGGTTGGCAACACTCGCACACTCTCGCAGGTTGCGCTGCGGGAAGTTTCCATCGTTGAAAACGGCGCTTATCCGCAGACAAGTGCCGAAGCAAGAACCCTCCAGTCGGGCCTTGCCCGTCTACGTCTGCGTCTAAGGATGCCGCTATGAAACTGTCCGAAATGTTTGAGACCCGTAAGGCGCTCACCGCAGAGCGCGATTCCATTCTCGCCCAGGACACCATGTCCGTCGAAGTCGAGGCCCGTGGCCACGAAGTCGCTAACGAACTCGGCAAGCTGGATGCAGAGATCCGCGCCGCGCAAGTGCGCGAGCGTTTCGCTTCATCGTCTGCCATCGAGAACCTCGGCAAGAAGACCGAAGAACGCTCGATGGACATTCGCGCTTCAAAGAAGTACGAAGAGCAGTTCGTTAACTACCTCCGCACCGGCCAGATGCCCGAGCAGCGCGAACTGATCTCGACCGCGTCAAGTTCGATCTTGATACCTAAGGTGTATCAGGATGCGGTTCTCAAGTACCTCGATGCCAACAGCATCATGCGTAACTTGGCAGACCTCCGCACTGGCGTTCAGGGTTACCAAACCCTGCGCTTCAGCACGCTGAAGACTGCGGATTACACCTCTGCCTGGACGCAAGCCGATACCGGCACGGTTGCTGCAACCGCTGCTGATCCGCTGTTCAAGGAAGTGCCTCTCGCACCAATCCCATGCTTGCCTAAGACCGAAGTGAGTCAGCAACTGATTCTCCAATCGGACGCCGGATTTAACGTGGAAATGGAAGTCACCGAGCATCTTCAGCGCCAGCTGCTCAAGAATTTGGAGTGGGGGTACGTGGCTGGTTCCGGAACGAATGCACCGACGGGCATCTTTACCGTCAAGGCATCGACCGGCGTCACCACCGATATCAACATCGTGACTGCAACGGCCGGAGCCGGACTCACCCGCGCCGCTGCAATCACTGCTGGTGCAACCGTCGCGAAGTTGTCTGAAATGCGCTACACGAAGTTGCCAGCAGCGTATTGGGGATCTGCTTCGTGGATTCTGCCGCAAGACACGTATGCAGCAATTGCCGGTCTGCTCGTGAATAATGTTCCAATCTTTGTGCCAAGTGCCGACGCCGCGCTTGTTGGTGCTGCTCCGTTTACGCTGATGGGGCTTCCGGTGTACATCACCGAGTACCTTCCAGCGCACAACGGCACTGCAACCAGTGGCAAGAACTGCATCGCAGTGTTGGGCAACATCTCCGAGTCGTTCGCCATCCGCGAGTGGGGCCCGGGAATGTCCATCACCCGCGACGAGTTCTCGCTGTCCGGTACTGCGCGTATCCGTTACCAGGGTATGCAGTTCGCCAACTCCGACTTCACCCGCGTCAACGCGCTCGTGCAGTTGCAAGTGACGAACGCCGGTTCGTAATTCTGATCCTCTCATCCTTTGGGTGGGTGGGGCTTCGGCTCCACCCCCCCTTAGCGAGGAACCATGGCTCTAGACCTTGCAAAGTTCCGCAGTTGGGCCCGCATTCCTCACACGGAGGATGACCCGGCTATTGGCATTGCTTGGTCTGCCGCCGTACGCGAACTAGAAGAGCGCACTGGGTGGTGCGTGGAGAGTGTCACCAGGACGCAGTGGGTGCCCTCAGCGCCCTTGACGAACTACGGCGGTCTGTACCTCCGTCTTGAGCGTCAAGGCGATCTAGCCGGCACTACGGCCACCTACAGCGACAGTGCGACAGTGCCCCTCACCGGCACGTGCGCCAAGATCATAATCAACGGTTTGATCTACGTCGATATGGAGATTGACGCCATTACCTATCCGGTTACCTTGACGGTGACCGCCAGTAATGCCGCGTTGAACCCGCTGCTCGAGATGGCGCTTCTGAACCGCGTCGCGCAGAAGGTCGCCGAGCGCGGCGATGACACCAGGGCGCTGGACTCGACCTATTGGGATCGGATCACCGGCATGATGGGTAAGGGGATTGGTTAATGTCAATGGGCCATGTTCCATCCGGAATGATGCGCCTCGTGATGACGGCGCAGAATCCAGTACGCACGGTCGATGCATTTGGCCAGGCGTCTGAGTCCTGGTTGTCATTCGCGACCCTGCCAGTACACGTAGAACTCGCCAACACTTCCGACACCATGGACGATGGTGGCCCTGCGACGCGCACCGATTGGCGCATCCTTGCCGCCTGGCATCCAATGATGTCAAACCGCAGCCGGTTGCTGTGGTACGACAACGGCACCGAGCGCACCTTCAACGTCCGCGCCTGCTGGGATCGCGACCAACGCCGGCGGCGCCTTGAGATTGAAGCGTCGGAGGTGACGCCATGACCGTAGTCAAGGTCACCGTTGACACCAAGGAAGTTCGCGACACCCTGCGCCGGCTGTCACCGCGCCTCAATGAGTCAGTGCGCAAGAAAGCGATCCGCAAAGCCGCCAAGCCGTTTACCGCAGCGCTGAAAGCACTGTGGATCAGCGCGCCGTACAAGGGCAAGAACCCGCACCGTAAGGCAATTGCTTCGGCTACCAAATTGAATTCCCCGAAGCGCATGGGCGGCGAAGGCTCCCCGATCCGCGTTGAACTCGGGATCATCCTTGGCAAGAAGGGCGGCGCCAGGGCAAAGGGCATGCAGTACGTCTACCCCTGGTTAGAAAACGGATTTAAGCACAAGGCATCCGGCAAGTTCATTCCCGGTTCGCACCGGAGCTTGGCGTGGAGCCGGGCAAACGTTAGTGCGTTCATGCAGTCGATTGCTAAGGAAATTCTTGTTGAGGCTCGCAAGATCCTAGGAGCCGCAAATGTCGCTTGAAGCAATCCATAAAGCGATCTACGCAGCGTTGCTAACTAAGCACGATGTTTACGTAGGTATTCGCGTTGCATCGATGGCTACGCCGTGTTACGTCTATGAGTTGACCGGCGCAACACTTGATATGAGTATGGGTGGAGTTGCTGCCAAGAATCATTGGACAATATCGGTAGAAGTGCAAGCCATTGCCGACACCGTGGAAAAAGTAACCGAGTTGGTTGATGATCTTTCAGGAGTCTTCATTGGCCCATATAACGACGTAACCAACCTTTGCAGCATGGTGCTATCAGAATTTAGCGTGGCGTTCTCTGTTGAAACACTTGATGACGGCCGCGAGGACGCAGCGCGTATCGGAACAATCTCACTCACCCTACTTGTCCAGGAGGACTAATCATGGCAATCATCGCAGGCTACGGCGGAACATTTACCCTCGCATTTCAAGGCGCAGGCGCGGCATCCTTCCCTGCTAAAAACATTACTATCTCCATTGCACGGAGTAGTCTTGATGTAACCACCATCGCTGATTTCCGTGAAAAGCGCGCACCTGGTCGATTCTCGCGTACCGCCACGTTCGACATCATGGCGAGTGACTCGACAACGGACAACGTGATCCGGACTCACATGAACCCGACAACCCTTGGCGCTGCAACCATTGTCAGCGTTGCTCTGTCGTTCACCGACCAAGGATCGATTGCTTACACGATGACCGGACACCTCACCAGCGCCACGCGCACGGATGACGGCACCGGCCCGGGAATGTGGTCTCTTACCCTTGAGGAAGCCTGATGCCATTTGACTTGTCTCAACTGATCGCCAAGCCGCGCACAGTCAATGTGCCTGGCGTTGGCGTTGTCATGGTGCGCGAGCCGACCATGGCAGACTACGCCCGCGCACCGGCTGACCCCTATTGGTGGGGCGCTTGCATCACTTGCACCGATGGCAGTCCGTTCGTTGTCAACCACGCCGAACTAGGAAACATCCGCGCAGAACTCTGCTCGGCTCTGCTGGAGGAGATCAATAAACCCACGCGCCCTACTCAAGCGCCGAGCGCAGGCTCTGGCGCATTGCAGATGGGGAACGAAGGATGATGATGCCCGCAGGAATTGCCGCGACCGAACTGACCACCCTTGAGCGGTGCGAGTGGTTGCTCACGGCCTTGGTAGTGAACACGTTGCAGCAACCACCACAGCGCTGCATCCCTTGGCTGAAGAAAGAACACTATGGCAGATAAGAGCATGAAGGCTGTCATCCGCGCCGAAGTTGACCCATCCGGCGTCATCAAGGGTGTGGCTGCAACCAACCGCGAGCTGCAGAAGTTGAACAGCAAGACAAGCGCCATTGCCATTGGTGCATCGTTCAACATGGCGCAGCAGGGCTTCCAGATCCTGATGCATGCGTTCCAAATGATCGACCGCCGAATGCAAGAGATCACCGCGCTTAGTTCGCGGTTCTCGCCCGAAGCCCAGCGCGGAATCATGGAAACCACCATGGCGAAGATCAACGACGAGATCAAGTACGCCAAGGCATTTGGGCCCGACGTAGCCGGTGCGGAGCGTGCGAAACGCTCTGGAATGGAGGCACGAACCGCTACGGATTTAGCATCTGCTGGAAGTGGGCAGATTGCATTTTCCGAATCAATGAAACAATCTGGCCAGACTTTGTTTGACAAGATGATTGATGGGGTGATTATGACATTTACTGACCCAGCAAAGAAATTTAGCACGGCGGGTATCTCGGACGCACTTAGTAACTTTGGCTTAGGTCTTGGCACATCCGGGCAAGAGGCAACCAAGGGCATGAGCGACAACCCGCGCCGTGATGAACAGGTATTGATCGAAATCAATAGAACTCTAAAGGGTGGTTCCTAATGGGTAGTTTCAGCACCATTGAATTGGCAGGCAGTCGCTCTTACGAACTCGGCTCAATCCCGGGTGAGTCATCGATGCAGATCGTTTACCTGGTGAAGTGGACTGCTTCAACCACTGAAACCCCGACGGAACAAGAAGTGTTGGCGGCATGCCCGAAGCCAAATACGCGCATTCCATCCGGCGTCTACGGCGCTTCCGGTTATTTAAAGACTATGGTCATCCGCTCGGTTGACATTCAACCGATTCGCGAACAGGCATACCACTACCGCGTCACTGTCCGCGCTACTACGCGGGAATTTGGCTTCTCAGATCAGAACGACTTCTGTCAGTGCACACGCGCTACGGTGGTGCGTTCCACTGCGCTTTACCGCAAGGGAGCAACGTTCCCAACCAACGGCACCGTAGCGTTTACTGGCGGTGCAGACATTGGTGGTGACAAGGTTGACACCAACGGTAAAGCAAAAAGTTACGAAGTACCGCAGCAACTTGTGACCATTGAAATTCAATACGACCGGACGCTTCCGGCCGGCACTCCGACTGGGGAACCGCCGTGGGCTACGTTCACATCATTTGTGGGCAAGCGTAACAGTGCTGCGTTCCTCGGAGCTCCAACTGGCACGCTGCTGTACCAAGGATTTCAGACAGCGCCAATTGATAGCAACTATTACCGGATGTCTCATACGTTTCTGTACGACGCTTGGTACCACCTTGAGCAGATTCCTGCGCCAAACCCAACCGGCGAACCCATCCTTATTGCCGGCGTAACCATTGGCACGTATCCAATCTTGCAAGTCGCATCTGTTGTGTGGCTTCAGAAATACAGCGACACAACTGCATTCTCTTCCATAATTTCTGCCGCTCAGTTGTCCGCCCTGACCGCACCAGCACCCGTCGCAGTCTAATCATGGCAATCCATAACCCCGTATTCACCTCGAACCTTTATGGCGGCCTTAGCCGGCACGCCATGAACAGTTTTGCGCAGGCAGTACGCCAGGTAAACGCCAACTCCGAAGGCGTGACGTTTAGCCAGGCACAGGTGTTTGAACGTGCGCCAACTAAGTCGGTCTTGGCTTCGATCGAATCTGCCACGCTCTATTCGGACAACCGATGGATGTACTCAGTCAAAATATGGTTCCCCACGCCGATCGGTGGCGGTGGGATCACTGTTCCAACAGCAGACCTAAGTGGGACATACTCCGCCGCGGTGAACCTTCGCGAGTGGCACAACACGCTCAACATCGTTGACGGCATGAATATTTCGGTCACCCCAGCTGCGACCATTGGGCCGGTTGGCAGTCAATACAACACCACCACAAACGTTTGGCCAACCACGCAACTCAGCGCGAAAGTGGAACTGCACATCTGCCACGACAGTGCGGGCGGCGTATTCGCGTACTTCGATCGACCAAACCCAGTGCGATGCACACCCGCGGAGCAATAAAGCATGGCAAACCTGACGCTCGTTACTACAATTCCGCCCCAGGTCATCTGCAAAGGTGAGGTATTCGCCATCTCGATGCACGTCCACGATGACGGCTCGAACCTTCATTGGACAAGTAGCGGATTCACGCCCAAGGGCTACATCACCGTGGGTACGGTCAAACTTGAAGGAACCGGCGCTGTAGTCAACGCTGGCGGTGGCACTGCAACCGTGTCATGGACTGCGGTGCAGACGCTGACCGTGGACGCCAACGCGTGGGGCACCATCGTCCTTTACGCCGACCCGACATCAGGCAGCGAGAACCGACACATCGCGACCATCTTCGCACGCATAACAGCAGAAACGATCCCGTAAAATGTACACCTCATTCTTTCGCAAGGCGATGCTGGGCGACACGGCTACGCTGAATCTCGACTTTACCACTGGCACGCTCGACTCGCGTTTGACGTTCACGCGTGCAAGTACCGCGACCTACATCAATAGCAGCGGGTACATCGCATCGATGGGCGCCGCGGTTACCAACGATCCGACCAAAGCGCGCTTTGACTATGACCCGGCAACGCTTGCTCCGCGTGGGTTGCTCATCGAAGGTAGTGCGATTAACTACATGTTGTACTCGGTGGCATTAGATCCGCATACTTTACGAAGGATGAGAGCAATATCGACTGCTTCAATCACTGATCCCGAAGGAACAACTGATAAGGCGCGAATCGTTGCGGCTGATGGTACTGCCGGATACCACGGTAGATATCAAACCATAACAGCCGGAACAAACACCACGGTAACTATTTCGATCTTTGCGAAAAAGAACGGCTATAAATATTTAAACCTATCTGACTTAAACATAAATACAGCATCAGTTCAATTTGATTTAGATAACGGATCTACCAGTAATTCTTTAGGCAGCGGATTAGTGTCTGCTTCTGCAACCGCTTACCCAAATGGGTGGTGGCGATGTTCGATGGTTGTAAATGTTACCGCATCAACTAGTTATAGTTGGCTTTATGTTGGAGTTCGCGACGGCGCAACCACCTCAGCGGGACTCGGAGTGTTTTACACCGGAGAAGACTTAGACGATAAGGGCATCTACTGCTACGGATTTCAGGTGGAAGGCGGAGCCGGGGCGTCGAGTTACATTCCAACCGTGGCGAGTCAGGTGACGCGGAATGTAGAAGAGTGCCGTATGACCGGGACAAACTTCTCTTCGTGGTTTGCAGGAGCCACCGAAGGTGTGTTCTTTGCTGAATACGAAAAGCCGAGAAACCTAAAAACACAAGACCATGTAGCAATTTCTACGGTTTACGCCGCGGGTGCTTTGCTCAACATCACGACCAACAACACAACACTATGGCCTTCATCCATTTGTTGGCCTACTGGTGGTGCAGTGTTCCCCGGAGGCATTACCACGGCTTGTCCTGCTAACACCAAACGAGCAATTCGTTGGTTTAACGGCAATGATTTCACAAACTTTGCAGATGGCGTCATAGGAACAATTAGTAACGGTACGGGAACATTGACTATGACCATGCTGAATGTTGGAGCGACTACTAATACTGGAACCTCTAGTACCGCGGATTGGATTAATTCTTGTATTAAAAGAATCAAGTTCTATCCAACTGCATTAACAAACGCTGAAATCCAAACCCTAACGGCTCCCTAAATGGATTACCTACTACGCACCACCACAGAGTCTGCGATGGTCACCGCGCTGAAGTCTGCGGGGCTTACGCAGGATGCAACGGGCTACGACGGTTCCACCATCGTCGTACCGACCGCTGGCATTTCCATCGACCACATCGGGCCCATCCCGCCTACGGTCGACATAAACGGCGTGCAAATCGCACCAGGCGATGCACGATGGCATACCAACATCAGGAGCGTGGACACGCTCACCGCGTCGCAACTCTCGAAACTGTCGCAAGTTTCGCCGCCGCCAACCATCCCGTACCGCGTCTTCGCATGATTTACCTTGCCGTGATTGTCGCTTGCCTTCTCACCGGCTGCGCTTCGCAGACGGCGATGATCTCACAGGCAGCCACATCGAGCGCGGCCAGTGCTGCGCTGGCGCGTGGATATTTACTGCGAGCATCCGCGGAGTTAGAAAACATTCAGGCTCAGGCCAACGCGGTTCATGAAGCCATTCCGTATGTGAGCGATGACACGCATCCGATCTTCAGTACGCTGACCTACATGAGCATCGGTGCATCGGTGCTCGTAGCCGGTGCACTGATCTACATGTACATACCACGGAGATAAGGAATGCTGACTACAACTCAATACACGATCTGGATGGTGGCGCTGCTCGTAGTCACGTTTGCGGGTGGATGCTCAGTCGGAAACACGTTCAGGAAGTTCAGACCAGTAGGAAAGAAGGCACGGAAATGATTATTCAAGCCTCGGCGGAATCTTTGATTGGGTCGGTTGCATTTGCATTGTTCTTGGCATCGTGCGGCCTGATAGTTGGTTACATCTATTGCCGTCGGCAGGGCGGCAAATGAGCCGACGGCGGATTTGCTGTTGCACTGGCGAAGAGCCACCACCAGGCCCGGACGTTATGCCGGAACGGTCGGATTGCAATTTCACAATCCCATCAACTTTTCCGCCACGCTCTTACACGTTTAGCGTGTCGGGATCTATTCAATCGCTTGTATACGGTGTTAATGTCCCTTCAGCGTGCGAACCGGGAACGGAATTCCTTGGGCATACTGATTGCACACCATATGCGCAGCAGGTTGATTACATTACGTTTGCGCCTGATTGCAATCCTGAAGACCCGCAATGCCGGTCGAACAGTAAAGCCGTAGGAACTAGTTCGTTTGGAGGCACGGTCACAATTATTGGCGGAACTGGGTTTGGCATATGCACCAGTCAACAGGTAATTTTTAGTTACTCTTCATCGCTGCTTTGTGATAATGCAGAATCGATTACACCATTATTGGCGGTGGCGTGTGACCAAGAGTATTCAGCAGATTGTGGTACTGCTGGCGCGTGTTACAACACAAGCACTATTGCGTTTTATATCGGTGCGGGTGGTGATGTTACTTACTCGCGAACCGATGAAAATTGTGATGTGATATCCGTTACTCAATGCTTGTTAACGGCAATGCTTTGCATTTATCAACGTCGAAAGAAAACTACCGATACCTGGATGGCCGAAGGGATTTACTATCTTGTCAAGGTGCAGAACCGGGAACAGGTGTTTGGCAGTTCTTGCCCCGACATTCCCGATTTATGCGGCTCGGTCACGTCTCCAATTAGCCGTGCTGGCGTTCCATCAACCATTACCGTGACAGGGTTCTAATGATCCGCATCAAGTACATCCACGCCGGAGTTACTCGCATGGCCGTCGCGCAGATCCTGCCCAATGGTGAGTTGGAATTTGTTGGCAAATCGGAAGTAACGCCAGGCATCGGAGATGTAGTTGCCGCGGCCACAACTGCCGTAGGCGTAAAGCCTTGCGGAGGTTGCGCCAAGCGTAAAGCAGCGCTAAACAAGGCCACGCCAAGGTGGCTTTCCAGAATTCTGTTGCAAACTTCTCGAGTGGTCGATAGGCTTAGGGCATGCGTAAGGATGCGCTGACTGAGACCACGACGGACTCGGGCGCATCCTTCGCCTGCTTCATGAGAGGAGCACAGCATGGCGAAGGCAGATACCGCAAGTACCCTCGTTTCCGCGTTGGCAGCGGCACAGGTTGAACTGAAGAACCCAATGTTTGACCGGGAAAACGGCGCTTTCCGCAATGGCGGCAAGGTGTCGAAGTACGCATCATTGGCGGCACACTTGGATGCAATCCGACCTGTCCTGGCGAAGCACGGCATTGCCGTCACTCAGTCAGTCTTCGGCGTCGGCGGCGTTCTCGGCGTTGGTACGCACCTGTATTTTGGTGACGAGAGCCGCAGCACCACGATCGAAGTGCCGCTACCAACCACGGCGCACGCACTGGTGGGGATGACCACCTACCTTCGCCGGTGCCAGTTGGCGGCCATGGTGGGGGTAGTCGGCGATGATGACCACGATGGCAACGATGTAGCCGAGCCGGTCAAGGCGCCGGTGCGACCCGAGCCGACGGCACAGGAAATGTCCTCGCGTCTTGAGGCGATCCGCGCCAAGCAGAACATCGAGAAGGCAGTATCCGGGAAGCTCCCGATGCCGGCACCGGTTAAGGGATTGACCAGGCTAAACGGTTGCGTTTCCAAGGTGGAAACCCGCCAAACTTCTAGGGGCGATGTCTACAAGGTGTATTTGGAAACCGGCGAAATGCTGACCGCATGGCCGAACCTTGAGGGCGTCGGCATTCTGTCGCCTGGTTACTACGGAGAGTTCAACTGCACCGTCAAAGACGGCGGCAAGTTCGGGCCCGAGTACACGATCAAGGACTTCACCGAGGTGCTGCAGGGAGAGGAGATTCCGTTCTAATGAGCGATCTAGGCAACGATGTTTCAACTGTACTGGCGAATGTCAACATTCTCAATTTGCTCGACGAGCATTTGCAAGTGGGAAAGGGCGGAGTATCGCAAAGCGATTACACGTGTCCTTTTCACAAATGCGATAATAAACCTGACGATGGTTTTAGTTTATCCGGTAGGCATTTAGCGACATCGAAGCCGGATTGGTTCAAGTGTTTTGCATGCGGCGCCCATGGCAACGCTATTGACTTTCTAATGCAGTACCACCACTACACGCTTGAGGCCGCGGTGGCTGTACTAATGAAACGGACCGAGGGTAAAGAGTGAAGCGCCGTGCAAACTGCAGTTTGTCAGAGGCGGCGGACGAAGTGCGGCACAATCTTTCTGTTGGTATGTCGTTTATCGAGGCGTTGAGAGATGCCAGCAACACCTACGGAGAGTCTATGGCAGAGATTGCGACCGAATGCGCAAAGCGCTCTGCGCGAAAACGTCAGTTCTTAGCGCAGTGCAAACTGCATGCGAAGGAGTTCCATATGTGGAAAAAAGTTGTTCGCATTGAGGACAAGAATCTGTGGGATAAGCCATGACCATACGCAACCACTTCGCAGCCATCGTTGGTTCCTTGCGTGACGCCCGAGTTGTGTGGGTCGACGCGCTCCAGCATTGGATGGTCTTTGACCCGATGGAGTTCCGGTACAAGCACGATAAAGGGCTTGCCGAGCGCGTAGTCACTGATTACGTCATGCGCGAGTTCCCGGACAAGTTGCCTGGTCGGTTTGCAAGGGAAGCAATGGCTTACGCCAAGACCGACGATACCGTCGCGCGATCGTTCGAGGAGTTCGATGCATCGAGCGGCTTGATTGGTACGCCGCTTGGAGCGATCCGCATCGATACCGATGAGCTTCTTGACCCATCGATTGCCTATCCGATCACGATGACCGTGACCCAAGCGCCGGACATCGGGTACATCGATAGCCGATGGGAGCAGTTCGTAGGCGAATCCATGCCCGATCATGCGGCCAGGCAGTGGCTACAAATGTGGGCAGGATCATGCCTGACGGGCGTGAGTAACCAGCGTTGTCTGGTGTTTGTCTACGGGCCAGGCGGGACCGGCAAGTCGATCTTCGTCGAGACCCTGCTGCATGCCTTCGGGGACTACGGATGCATCATCCCTGCGGAGGTGCTGTTGGGCGCTAGGGGCAGCGATGGCGCCTACTGGAAGGCAGTCCTTAAGGGTAAGCGCATGGCAGTGGTTAATGAGACCGGCGAGGGAGACTATTGGAACGCGCCGGCAGCCAAGTCCCTGACCGGTGGAGACACCATCCATGCCCGCAACCCCTACGGGCGCCCATTCGCGTTCACGCCGACTCACAAACTGATCGTTGTCAGCAATGACCCGCCGCAGTTGGGGAAGGTCGATAGCGCCATGCGGGATCGGATGGCCGTCCTGCGGTTCGAGACACGCCCTACGATCCGCGATACGGGGCTCAAGGCAACATTGAGGGCAGAAGCCGGGAAAGTCCTTGGATGGGCACTGGAGGGCTTGTACCGCCTTCAGGACGAATTCAAGGGAGATCTGATGGCAGCGATGCCAGTGAGCATTCGGGCATTCACCGATGAGTACCTCACGGACGTCGATACGGTCGGGGAGTGGCTTGCCGAGAGCACTGAGACCGACTGGGATTGCCAGATGGGGCATCGACCGATCTACGCCTCCTACAAGGCATATGTCGAGGGAGTCGGCAGGAAGCCCAAGAGCTGGACGAACCTACGCAATGACTTGATCGAGCGGGAGGCGCTACGGGACATCCGCACTGCCAAGAGCAGGGTGTACATCGGTCTACGGGTGCAGGAGGTATGGCAGTAGTGTCACCTGTCACCCGACTGTCATCCGAATCGATCGAGAATTTGTGGATGGATTTACCAATGACAGTAGTGACACTCTTTTTACATAAATATATATATACACCTATAGCCTCTTGCTGCGAGTAATTGTTCCGAAACGTCTGTCACAACTGTCATGGAGTCACAAGGATGAGCGACCTAGAGACCGAGAATGCCTCACTACGCGCCCTGCTAGCCGTATTGACTGCCGAGATCAGCACCAAACGAGACCAACTAGCCAACGTGCGCGAGCAAATCGCCAGCATGCAGCGCTTGATGTGCACGCCCATGAGCGTGAAGAGCACTGGCATGAACGGCACCACTGAGAGCGTCAGGCAGCGCCGGGACACCATCGAAGACCTTGGGCCGGCGCCGAGTTCAAGCCGGTGCATCACTGATGCTGACATTGAGAAGGCGTTCTATGAGGGCTCAGGATGACCAATTCTCGCCTGAAGGGCAAGAACGGGGAGCTTGACGCCTGTAGAGCGTTGTCCAAGGTGTTCCCTTTCGCCTGGCAGCGCACTGCCCAGCGCTATGGCAAAGGCAAAGCCGATGTCGAGGCTATGGTGCCATGGAACATCCACGTAGAAGTAAAACGCCGCAAGACTGGTTACACCTATGTCTACAAGCGCTTAGCAAATGACCTTCTGATTACCAGTGGAAGTCTGCTGATTTGCCGGCTTTCCAAGTTGGTTGAAGTGATGCACGATGGGGTGGTTCTACCGAATGTTGCACCACGTTGCACCGGTCTTGAGGATGCGATGCTTCAGGCACGTACTGATGCAAACTGTCATTGGTTGCCAGTGGTGCTTGCTCGTCAGGATGATGAGGAATGGCTATTAGCGTGGAGGGAAGAGCACGACACACGACTCATGGAAGAGGTGCGCAAGTGGCTAGGTGGAAATATCACGCAGGCTTAGGTAAGCCCATCAGCATGATTAACACTGTGCGTTCACGCGGTGGTACATGGACACGCATCGCGAAGGCGCATAAAGCAGTGCATATGCAGTGTGCTCACTGTGGTGCTGTCGCTAATTTGCAGACTGACCACATCATTCCATTGCATAAAGGTGGTCAGAATGAGTGGAAAAATTTACAAAGTTTGTGTGTTATGTGCCATAATCTGAAGACTTATAAGGACTTTCATTGACGATCCCCCGTCATGACCCCGAGGCCCCCCCACCCCCAAGGGCAC